CTCGAATCATCAACTCTACCATCAGAGTCACAAAAATCCATTGCAGCCAATGATTGCGACATAGTTAATTTTCCTAGAGTAGTTTTACCTACACTAGTAGCACCATGCAACGAAAATCCAAGGGGTTGCATTCGAATATCAGTATTCTTTCTTTTGGCAGCTAATTTTTCCATAATATTAACTAAGTTTGTATACCGATGTTGCAACCATAATGAAGTTGGGCCATCATTTTTTGCAGCTTTCATAGCACACGTTTTCTTAAAAACGCTATTCAACCTATTTTCAAATGCACCCAAATCTTTAACGTTTCCTGCAATAGCTGCTTCAGCCTTAGCTAAAACATAATCACAATCTTCATTATATTGCTGCACTTTTACGTCAGAATACAATATTGGAGCTATAGATTTAGTCTCAAAACATCGCCATCCAACTTCACACATCCATACAAAGGTCTTCACCAATGCGTCAATAACATCAACAGCTTTCAACTGCTCTTTAGCAGCCTCAAATGAAACCAATTTTAAACCTAAAGGGCTCCATTCAATCTGTTTTGTCGTGCACACAGTTAACGACATTGCGGCCGTAATTAAATAGGAAATCTTTTTAAAGATAGTGTTCGTCTTAAAAAGATTCCATTTCGTCACAATATCCTGACCTGTCCATTCTGACCAAGCATGAGCATCAGTTTCTTCTGAAGGGCAAGTTGTTGTTACCTCATCTATAATATTAAAGAGCTCATAAATTATACTTTTCTTCCTAGTATATTTTTTGACAAAACTGGCTACAGCCATGAAACAATCGGTAAAATTTTTTGCCTTGTTGAGATCGTAACCTAAAATTACCATGTTCTCAGCATGACCTACCCATTCATCAATTTGCTGTACCCATTCTGATTGTTCCAACTCCTCCGCATATGTACTTACAGATCCTACTGACTTCAATAAAGATGCTAACTTATCATCAACATTCATGGATGAAACCTTCTCTTCATTGTTATCAGCTTTAATTGCATCACGAGCCATTCTATTTCGCTCTGCGATGAACTCCGATCTCCTTA